TATGAGGATTTGAAATAGCTTCTTAAAAGCCTCCCGACACGCCGCCGGCGTAGAGGACTTGATGGCTTCGATACCCATGATCTTAAGCTTTGGCTGTCCATATCGTACGCCTTCATTGTCTAGTACGTTCAAGATGTATCGCTTCTTCGCTGCCCATATGCCACGATTGCATATGCCCTCACGCTTCATGCTGATGCGAGTCTTAAATACATTTAGGTTTTCTCCGAGTTCCTTGAAGGACTTGTCGAAGACCTGCGTCTCGATCTTTCGGCAGACTTTATCGAGGAAGTCCACCGTCTTGTCATCAGTAAGACCAGGAGCAGCGGCGCCAACGAGATCAGAAAGACCAACGTATACAGAATCAGTATCGATAGCGATGACATAGTCTTTGTCATTACTGAGTGCCTTGTTCAAGTACGTGTTGACGTGCTTCTCGGCCCACTTAATGATGAGCTGACCTGTGATTGTGATACCCTCTGCGATCTCCATTGTGAAGTAACGGAAGTATTTATTACCTAGTGCACCGTATAGCGAGTTCAAGAGAAGCTTGATCGCCATCTGTTGGTTCTCGGAGTGACCAATGTCACGCTCGATCCTATAGACCTCATCCTTGTTCTTCTTGTCGACTAGTTCTAGTTCCTGCTTAGAGGCTAACATCCTTTTCTTGATGGCTGTACGTTCCTCGTACATCTCCTCGATGATCTTCGGCATGAAGCCTTGTTTATCTTTTGAGAAGTACTGGCCCGTTGCCGCCATACATTTATTGGTCGTGTTCTTGAGACCGTCAATACACTTCTCTATCGTAACGTTAGGAGCTACGTCGCCGCGTAGGATGGTTTCAGGCGACATGTTCCACTGCACGATGATGTTGGGATACAGACTGTTCACATCGAAGGAGCATACCCAGTCGTGAACTCCGCATTGAGGATCTTTGACGTATCCACCCTCATAGTCTGACTTGATGCTGGTGTCGTTTGGAGGAACGATCACGTTGTCTGCTAACAGGGTCCTATGAATCAACGCATCCCATATCGCCACGGTGCCCATGGTGTCAGAGTAGTTAACACCAGCCTTGTACGCCATTGTCATACACAGCGTGATCATGGCGATCTTATCCTCCATGCGGTCAACTAGCTCTACGTCCCTGATGTTGTAGTCGATGTAGCGCTGGTGATCGTCGTGGTACAGGTTGGCCAGTGTCCCGTGCTCAGCATAGGATAGCTTGCGTTCACCGAGCACCGTGTTAGCTATGGTGTCGAGCCTGTAGTTCTCCTGAGGACCGAAGGAGTGGTTGAACTTCATGAATAGGTCCATGTAGTCTAACTGAGCGATGCCCGTGATCTCGTAGACCTGCACCTGACCCTTGCGCATGGGAATAGTCTTGGCTTCCACCATACCCCACGGCGAGAGCTTCTTGACTTCTTCCTCACCGATGAGCTTGTTGATGCGATTGACGAGGTAGGGGATGTCGAAGGTCCTAATGTTCCAACCGGTGATGGCGTCGGGACAGGTGAACTCATCGTGCCAGAAGTTGATGAATCCATTGAGCAGCGCGACCTCATCACGACACTTGTTGTACCTTACCTGACAGTCCTTCATCATGGACTTAGAGACGTCATAGTCGCCCGTTGCCCACACGAAGTAGGTGTTGAGCACGCTGTCCTTGATACAGATCGCGGTGACGGGATGTGCAGCCTTCTCAGGTTCTGGAAAGCCACCACCAGTGTCGCCCGAATGTACTTCGATGTCGATGGCGTGTACTCGTATGATGGATCGATCAAACTCGATCTTACTGGGATGCTCCTCGGCGATGAACTGTGCTATGTAGTTGGTGTTACCATACACAGTGAAGTTGTCGACGCCTGCGTACTTCTCGACGAAGTCCTTAGCTTCACGCATGGAACCTAGCTTGATTGGATCGACGTTGACGCCGTCCAGTGTATGGAACTTAGACTTGCCCTTACCCTTGACGTAGAGTGTGGGCTTGAAGGGAACCTTGCGTTTGACGCGTCGACCTTGGTCGTACCCGCGATAGAGCAAGTTGTTGCCGTAGCGATTTACGTTTGTATAGAAAGTTGTCATCATATAATGAATAAGGGGATACATAATTGTATCCCCCTTTGGTTCACAAGTACAATCTTGTTACATCATGCCTCGTCGCATCAGGACTTGCATCCTGCGTTCTAAGTCATGGTGATTGTCGGCGTCTTCGAGGTGCGCCTCGAGTTGTTTGTGATAGTCAACCGTGAATGTTTCAGATGCCCACTCAAAGAACTTCTCGAAGGATGGGGTGAGTGACTTAAATGATTGTAAGTTCATCTCAGAGACCCCGATCTTCACGGTCTTCATTCAACAAGGTTGCTGTAGACTTAGTCTCTGCTGTAGGCTTAGTCTTTGGACCCATGTTGGCTGAACCGATGTCGATCTTCTTAGGCTTCTTATGCTCGGGAATGATCTTCTCTAGGAAGACCTTGAGCATGCCATTGAGCATCTCGGCGTTCTTAACCTCGATCTGATCTTCGAGTGCGAACGTGCGAGTGAAGCCGCGATTGGCGATGCCCTTGAAGAGGTAGTTGCCTTCATCGGCGTCTTCAGTGGTCTTACCACGAATGACCATCTTGCCGTCAACCAGCTCGATCTCAATGTCCTGCTTAGCGAATCCCGCTAGTGCCAACTCGATGACATAGGTGTTTTCACCAGTCTTACGAATGTTGTACGGGGGATAGTTGGGGATGTTCTTGGTAAGATCATCGTGCATCTTTACCATGCGATCATAGTGATCATCGAATCCCACGAAGAACTTGTCGAAGTCCTTCAGTTGCGTGAATACAAAAGGCATGTTGCCCATAGCGTTGCTCCTTAATTAAGCGAGTAGTAAAGTTCGTCATCCCGAAGGCATGACATTGGTGCCGGTTACCGAATCCGGCGGCACCATATCGTTGTGCCGGTTGTAAAAACGCCCTAAGGTAGTAGAGTCCGCGGCCCGAGCCGCCTACTCTATTTATACGACTTAGTCGGTACCGCCTGAAGTTTTTTCAACGGCGTCGTCAATTTGTTCTCTAGCCTGCTTCTGCATCTTATCGATGATATTCACAACCTGCTCGTAAGGTGCTTTAGATAGTGCCGCTAGTACGACGTTGGCTTCTTCTACTGTCAAGTCAAATTTTAACATAATGATCTTTCATATTACTGGTTGAGTTTCTTACCGATGGAGTACTTGGCCACGAGGACCCACTCCTTCTTCTCCTTGAAGGAGACGACCTTGATCTGTGAGAGTGAAACCTTCTGTTCTGCTTTGATTGGACTAATGACCTTCAATAGACCCCAGTCTTCGAGTAGACACGTTATGGTGTTACGTCGCTCGATGTCACTGACCGTGATGTTGGCTTCCTTACCATCAAGCGCAAAGAGTTCCTTAAAGTGTACGATGAAGTACCTACCCTGCTTATGCAGAATGTGACACGACTGATAGAGTGTCTTGTCTTTACGGGAGGCGACACCAATGCGGGTCAGGGTCTCACGTATCTTTAAGAAGTTGTCTGGCTCTGGAAGGGAGACCTCAAGCATACAGCCGGAGTTCCAGTCAAAGTAGATCAGTTCAGCGTTCATCTCATTCCCTTATTTTTGTTTTATAACGAAGTCGCTAAACTTATTTATATCATCTCGTCTTTACTTGCCTCCCTTGGCTTCTGCAGCCCTTATCTCGTTGAGCTGTGCAGTGGTCAATAGCTTCAACGCCGAAATCGCCTTATCGCTTGAGTACTGATAAGCTCGCATCACCAGCGACACGTCCTCATGCGTCGTGTCCTTCTTAGCCCACTTGGAGAACCTTCGACGCTTGCTTACTCCATTCAGGTAGAAAGCGTATTGCCACTCCTTGGGGATCGAGGAGTGCTGATTGATCTCGTTTGCGAACATCACGGTGTCAGGAAAGTAGCTTAGTCCTCGATTCACCATGAAGGGTACATACTCAGAGATGTTCGCGGGGTCCTCCTTGAGGAGGTCTCGCTTGTTCTCATTGATTGAATTTAAGAAGTCAAAGAACGTCATGCC